GTCGTGCTGACCATCGCTCGTCGTATGGCAGTTTCTGCGTCGGGAAAGTTTGGCCGGGTGAACGGGGTAAATATTCCCGTGATGTCGCTTGGTTTATGTGGTTTCTGCATGCTTTAAAATCGTCTCCATTGAATGTAAATGCTATCGGTAGATCATCTTTGACCGTCTTACCATCGTAAGAAAGAAAGAAGTTCGCGTCCCGCGAGGCAATCTCTAATCGATGAGTACGCAAAGATGGTAAATCGTAGACCGACAATGGAAAAGAAACGTAATACTTTTCCGGCAATACCCATTTTGATATTTTTGCTGCTACTAGCCATGCACTGTATGCTCCGTAAAGGATAGACCACCCATAGGAATCACGCTTATCACGATCGTTCGGGTGGATGGGGACATAATAAATAGGTATTTCTTTGCGGTTTTCCGAAGGAAATATAGTTTTTGTATCATAATAAACGGGATCATAGATCCACTCGCCAACGATGCTCCTAATTATCGGCGCTAAATCATTGTTGGCGACAATCCAAATTGTCTGACATCCCACCATCGCACATTCATAAACCGACTTCTGTATAGCAGTGAATCCTGCGCCCACAGGCATCATAACCTCTGGTAATTGTTGGTTAAAATTAGTTTCTAAGCCGGCAACAGGTATGATTCCAGCCATATGAATGTGTTGTGGCATTATAGATACCTTAAAAATCTATCGTAGGAGGCGCAAGACTCCGTAAGATCCGCAAGAAGAGATCGTATCGATACTTTCGGAAGCGATACCCGATCGTCTTTTGATACAATCTCCACTGAATCTCTGCGTTTTGTTCTGGAGATCGGTGTTGTGCGAAATTTATAATGTTTGGGGTTTCCATTTGTTGAGTAGCCATTTTGCCTTCCTTTCATTCCTCTTTTCTCCATCTCGGAGATCATTTTGAATCTAGCCATAGTTTCACTGTAGTCAAACTCGGACAGCTGATCTTGTGTCAGGGTTGATACAACACACGCATCCTTGACGGGAGAGTTGCCGCACATACGATCCGAAGAGTAGAACCAGATTTCGTTGACGAAATCATCACCCACCCACATGTAATCGATTTCGTGCTTGCCCCCGCTGTTGAATGCAATCCAATCATAGCACGTGTAGGTTGGATTAGCAAGCTCTTTTTCTTTCACCAACCCAGAAATATTATCATCGCCGAAATAAAAGCAATTACTAAAGTTTAACGTACCTATCTTTGAATACTCGTTAGAGCAGATCAAATGCTCTCCATCGAATCTCATGGATGTGCAGAGATTTGCGAACGGAACTTTACCATCGAGATTGAGCAAAAACATCAGACGCTCCCATAGAAGTTCTGCCCTCGAACCAACAACTTTAACGCCATTAGTTCTAGTAAGTTCTAGCTCACCGGCCCTAGTAAGTTTAACGCACCCTAGATTTGTATTCGGCTGAAGGAAGTCGAATCGAAAAGGACGACGAGGCTGAGAAAAAATGATGGGTAGATTATTATTAAAGGCGAACAATGTCGCCTTTAAATCACTGCCAACAACTATGTCCTCATACTCAAGTATCAATCGTCCTTCACTTCTTCAAGGAGCTTGGCAATCTCTAAACCAGCGCAGTCTATTTTTCTTTTACTAACATGATAGTGGCTAATAAAACCAGAAAAGCTGCCATACTTTACATCTTGCTCATACTTAGTCGATGTTTTGCCAAACTGATTCATAGGTGCTTCTAATGGAATCTCAGCTGCTTTGTGTATTGCTTTCCATAAAGCTTTAAGTGCTTCAATCTGTATCGGATAAAAATCAGTGTGCTCCTCTAGCTTATTACCATGCACCCAGGCATCGTCAACCAGCGGGCGAGGACCAAAGCCATTTCTCTCGTACCAGCTTTGATATTTTGTGTAGTATGCGTTACTGATCTCAACACCAACCGACGCACGGTTCACGCGCTCGGAACCTGCATGCCATCCACCGTGCTGCATGTCTAAAGTCTGATAGATAGTGCCGTCGTTATCGATGAGAAAATGTACTGATATCCCACGTTTGTCTAACACGCGCTGGCAAGAACGGGATGATAGACACACGTCCCAATGATTCACAAAGAGGCGAATGTTGCGCTTGGGGCGTCCAGAATAATCGTAATACGTTCCAGGTTTTGCTTCTAGTCCCCCTTTCTCTGACCAGAGGACCACCTTCTCCCACTCAATGGGGGTGAAATTTCCTTGGTAAACAATATAGTTTGAATAATTACAACTCTCAGGCTGGTAGTCATCAATATCCGCTTGTCTTTCTGTCCATAAACGGCGAAAGGTTGTTGGACCGCATAGTCCATCAGCCGACAATCCATTTTCTTTTTGCCACTTCTTGATTGCTCTCGCTAATTTTTCATCATAATATTTTTCACCAAACCAAGTTGGATCCCAGCCAAGTTTAGCTGCGGATGACTCATTATAAAAGTTTTTATCCATAATTATATCCTTATTTATTGAACAATTCCCACAACATAATTATCAAGAATAATGTTTATTTTCTCATTATTTACGGATATTTCTTCAATCATAGACTTATCTACAATCACAGATGCGCCACGACCACCACACATCACCAACTGATCCTTAAACCTAACATCTGAGGCATATGCTTCAACCGTCGCGGTGGAGTACCGCTCCTCTGAAGGTTTAAAATTTTCAGGAAGAACGATCCCACTATTTGTCTGGGTAACTACTTCCGGTAATTTAATTTGAATATATCTATTGACTGGCTTAAACATTTCCTACCTCTTGTTCTAAAATCTTTTGTTGTCTTTTGTATAAAGTTTCGCTAAGAAACACTTCTTCGCGTGACTTACATTTTTTACAGTACATGCTAACATGCACGTGGCCACCTACCATCGCACGAATATTGCCAGTAGGTGCCCAATAGCACTCGCCACCGTCCTTTCGACAGCGACGTTGGAGAATTCTATTCTCCATCAAATGATTAAAATTCACTTCTCACCTCAAATTGTACAACTATCATTTGTGCAGAATTTAGTTCCGCTACCACCCTCATCGGTATTAAATCTTTGAATGGGTGTTATATCTTTAATCAGCTTTTCGTAAGTTTCCTTAGTAATAGGCTCATAGGGGGCTTGTACATATCCAGTCTCTTCATATCTTAAAAATGAAACTGCTTTAAGACGGGTTTCGTACATTTCTAATGCGTCCTTAATCTGGCTAGCCTCTTCGGGCTTGAATGTCACCGTAATTGACACCGAGTTATCGGCCCAGTAATGCTGGTATTGCGCTGCCATTTCCAATTGTTCCCACATCGAAACTGATCTCTTTCCTTTTTGGAAATAAGGCTCGTGGACAGGAAACTCAACACACACGGTATTAGGCGAATATTCATCATCTTCCATATTATACCCTGCTTCAGATAAAGTTTTAAGTAATTGTGAATCTTTTCCAAACCTTATTCGTCTAATATAATATTCATCCTCTGGGAAATGAATTCCCGGCGTTGAACCGTTCAATAACGATACAGTTCCGCTTGGCTTAATGCTAGTCATTCGGATTGATTTAGGAATACACAGCCAATTAGAATATTCTTGATCTAACTGTTGGACGTATTCATACGCATTGTCACACCAGTTGAGCATCTGGCGCTTGCCGTGCTTGTTGAACGCCTGAACAACCCCCGACTGGGACAAGCCGATGCGCCGATTCTTGAGCATCTTTGCATTTGTCTCTGGCCAGTGGGTGTTGGACAGTGTGATAGTTTTACCATAAAGGTATGCAATCTTTAACGTTCTTAAGTAGTCATCATAGTCCTCATGCTTTGCTGGAAAAGTCTCCACAAGGCAACACAACTCTGCATCCTCTAGCTGTTGTTCGACACAGGGATTAAAACCAGCCACGTTAATGTCATCAAAGCGGGGACCATCTTTAAAGCGTCCACGTGTGCGTGCATTGTCTAACCAGATGTATCCCGGCTCTCCATTCTTTTGCGACTGCTCTGCATGCCAAGTATAGTCCATGCCCACTACAGCATTAAAAGAGTTGTTGGAACCCCATCGGTGATGGTAAAGTTTTTCCTGATCGTTTTTCATCTCAAGGTACTGGCGATCATCGTGTGCACCCATAGCTAGCGCAGCAGAACGGCGCACGTTGCCAGCAACTACACAACGACCAATAAGATTCTCAGTGTCTACAATATCCACAGACGTTATGGGCTCTCCCACCTTAGCTGTGTATAACTCTGTAAGGCTATCGTGAAGCTCTTTAAGAGGGGCATATCCCGATGATGTACCACCAAACCCCTTGATGAGAGCGCCCTCTGGACGAATCGCAGAGTAGTCAAATTTAGGCACTTTGGCGCCAAAGAAAAATCCATCTAACAAAGTGTGAACAGAATCTACCCAACCCTCACGCGAGTCATCGATAACTAAAGTGTCGTTCGTGAACTGCGGCTCTTTAATGGTAATACTGTTCTCGCCCTCGGTATCAAATCCAACACCGATGCCAACCATTAGTGCATCCATCATCCACGCAAAAAGATAGCCTCCCTTGGTTGCAAGGTCGCGAGTAGAGCGAAAAGCGCAGTTGAACAATCCGGCAGCAGTGCGCTCTTCGATGAACTTGGTGCCCATCATCCATAGACCACGACCAGGAGGCGTCCACTTAAGGTTAAATAAGCGATCATAAGCTTCTTTGGCTGTGCGCTGTGCCTTATTATCGTTCCATTCCAGACCCAGCATAAACACGTGCTGCTTCTGCATATTGAACATCCCTTCGATGACTCGGCGGCAACTCTGCCACCATTCCTCGGTGCCACTGGCTTCTGGGTCAAACTCATTTAGGCGCCTCGCATATGTACGCTTGAAAGTTACATATCCCAGCGGGCCCCAAGGAACTTCGGCTTCTTTGTAGGGCTCAATAAAAGTATCTGATAATCTAAATCTGCGGATGTTTTCCAGTGTTCTCATTTGCGTTTTCCTTTTCGTAGTTTGGTATATTTTGCTGATAACAGTTGTTGCTGTGCTTTGGGGTCTAGTGCGACAGGCGCAGTAACCACAGGATTTTGTACTTGCCCCGAAGGAGCCGGTGGCTTAGGCAAAATCTTAATATTAACATTTGACGTATCCATAAAAATAGGATAAACCATTCCATCAGGACCGTTTCTGTTCTTGGCAATAAAAATTTTGCCTTGGTTGTTTTGTTTGTCCTCGATTGTACGGGACACGGAAAAGATGAAATCAGCCACGAAGCACTTGTTGAATGCTTCGGAGATCTGCTCCATCGTAATAACTTCTGCGCTCAATCCTGAACGATTTGTTTGTGATGCAGTCCAGATAGGACATTGAAACTCCGTGGATAGTGCGCGTAGCTCTTCATAAATAGACTCTAATTCGTTTCGCTTCTCTTTTCTTACCTGCACAGGCTTAAGAAGATCTGCATAGTCTACAATAATCATTCCCGGCTTTATGCCCCGCTTCACAAGTCGCGACAAGTGTGCACGGATTGTATTGGTGGACGCTGATTTAGTGGGATACTCCTTAATAATCAGGTTGCCTTCAAAGTCTTTAATCTCATCATAAATCTCTTGTTTAAAATTCTTGATGTCCGAGAGGGGATAGCCGGTAATGCAACTATCGTAGCGGTTGGCGATCACTGTGTCCTGTAGCTCTAGCGTATACTGAACTACAGTCTTACCCTCTCGCAGCGCAGCTGCCCCTAAGTGGACCAACACCATACTCTTGCCTGCGCCAGTTGGAGCAATCACAACTCCCAACTCGCTCTTGCCCAGACCGCCACCGACAATCGCATCGATGTCTTTCCACCCAGTTGTAATCGGGTTTCTATGCTTGGGCATAAACCGCTCCTCAAAGTCTGCCATGTAATCATAGCCAAAGTTATTCTCTGAGCCTAGTTTAAGCGAATCATTAATTACCTTGGAGATCTCGTCAAATGAGCAAGTCTGAAGCAGTCCAACAGACTTCATCATCGCTTCCTTAAGGTTTTGCTTGCGACAGAAGTCTAACGATGTTTCCTTAATGTAATCATTATCTTGAAGCTCACGAGTGTGGATGCGTGCGAAATACTCTCGCACCTGCCTTTGTGTTACTTCATCTTCACCTTCAAGTTCAGTTCGTACAATGGTCATCATCGCATCTAAAGATGGGTGAGTGCTGTACTTTGTTCTATATGTCACAACCTTACGCAGAAAAACCTGGAGATATTCCAATTCTAAAAAATTAATGTCCAGCACCTCTGTGATCTGATCCGCGAACGGTCTATCCTCAAAGATTAGCTGAACAAGTCCTTCTTGAAAGGTCTTTCCATACCTTCCGAAGTTTGCTTTTTCTGCGTTCATTAATGCCCTCTGTATGTCTTGTAATTATAGCCGATCCTTCCCGAATGTCAAGGTAAGATCAAAATTTATTCACTTGTATTGTCAACGCACTCGTAGTTGATCTTGTTTAACTGTGACTTAAGATCTTCCCAATTTAACTCACCAAATCCGTCTTCACGCATCATACCAATCAGCTCTGTCCTGTTGAAATCACACTCAAAATTTTCTACAGCCTCTTGTGTAAACTGCTTTGCTTGAACAGACATTTGGGGCGCGTAAAGTTGCATCATCTTATAGTTATGTTCGACTAACTTTTTATTCTCGATTACATTATTATAGAACTGGACGCGCGATCCTTTTGTGCTCTTGATACAATAGTCAAGTACTTCAGGAATCGTATAGTCCTTGTCTTCACCAAGAAACGGAAGCCGCTTTTGGATCGTCTTTAGTCCTGCACCCTTAATTCCTGGCAAGTTGTCTGATGCATCACCAGCCATCGCGCGGGCTAGCGCCATATTACGAGGGTGCACCCCGATAGTCTCTACGATACGATTAGCGTTCAACATTTCATTTACCGTAGGGCGCCACAAGACTGTCTCATCATCACACAACTGCATGAAGTCCCTATCGTTTGATACGATAATCTTCTGCCAACCTTTATAGTGCTCCATCTGGGTCACATAAGAAATGACATCATCTGCTTCAATCTGCGGGATGAGAACTTGAATAATAGGCATCTCGTTCATGTACTCAATAATACGCCTTTGCTGCCACATCTTGTTGGCAAGCTCCTCGTCTTCTGTAAGATTGCGAATAGCACGGTTAAGGCGGATAGGCTTTCTGCCTGCCTTGTAGTTCTTGTCCATAGTCTTG